ACCGTTCGCTACCAGCACACGACGGTGGCGAAGGGCTTCATCATCACCGAAGAGGCGATGGAGGACAATCTCTACGAGCGGGGCGCGATGCGCTACGCCCGGGCGATCGGCCGGTCCATGGCCATCACCAAGGAGATCAAGGGCGCCGCGATCCTCAACAACGCCTTCACCGCCGGGTCCTATGCCGGTGGCGACGGTGTCGCGCTGTGCTCGGCCTCGCACCCGGTCGGCAGCTACACGAACTCCAACACGGCGGCCGTCGACCTCAGCGAGTCCGCGCTGGACGCGATGTATGTCGGGCTGTCGTCGTGGGTGGATTCGGGCGGGAAGCTGTTCGCGGCCCGGCCGAACATGCTGGTCATCCCGCCGTCCCTGATGTCGACGGCGGAACGGCTGCTCAAGACCCAGCTTCGGGTCGACACGGCGAACAACGACGTGAACTTCCTGGTCACGTCGAACATGCTGCCCGGTGGGTACATGGTCAACCAGTGGCTGACCGACCCCGACGCGTGGTTCGTCAAGACGGACGTCGAGCACTCGCTCATCCACTTCAAGCGCTCCGGCATGAAGAAGCGGATGACGGAGGACGAGGACACCTTCTCGATGAAGGTGAACTTCTCCGAGCGGTACACGTTCGGCTTCTCCGATCCCCTCGGCATCTACGGCTCCTCGGGGGCCTGACGACAGCGGGCGGGCCTTCGGGCTCGCCCCCTTCGCCAACGCAAGGGGGACCTGACCAATGCCGCACGTTACCCATATCTCCGACCTGCGGATCGGCCGCGGCGAGGGCAAGGGCACCCGGTACGGTGTCCGCGGCCTCGATGTCGTGGTCGGCCAGCGCTACACCATCACGCCGACCGCCATCGTCACCGGTGCGGTCTGCGCAACCCAGTCGGCGGCCGCCGCCGGCAACCTCACCATCAACGGCACGCTGGCCTCGGGTGGTGTGGCGACCCTCGACGTTCCTCGCGCGGTCACCGTCACCTCGACGGGCAACGACAGCACGGTGAACGTCACGATCTACGGGACCGACGTCTACGGGAAGTCCCTGGTCTGGTCGACCGCCGGCCCGAACGCCTCGTTCACGACGAGCGCCAAGGCGTTCAAGACCGTGACGCGGGTGGCCGTGGACACCGCCGTCGTGTCGACGCTGATCGCGATCGGCACCGGCGACCGCTTCGGCTTCCCGCTGAAGGTCGCCAAGCGGTCGGACGTCCAGGTGTTCTGGGACAACGCGCTCATCACCACGAACTCGGGGTTCTCGGTCGCCGATGCGACGGGGTCCGCGAAGTCGGGCGACGTCCGCGGGACCTACTCGACGCAGTCCGCGGCGAACGCGTCCCGTGTCCTGGACATGGTCATCTTCTCGGCCGACCCGGACACCTCGGACGGGCTGTACGGGACGGATCAGTTCACGTCGTGACAGAGGGGGGCTCGTCCGCTCGGGCGGCCCCTCTCCTCCTTCTTCGGAGACCATCCCATGTCCTACGCCGGCCATGTCAACGCGACGCGTGTCGCGGCGTCCACGGTTGCGGTCTCGCGCTTCTGCGACCTTCTCGCCGTGCAGTACGCGTACGGCGCCACGGCGGGCGTCGTGACGATCCGCGACGGTGCGATCAGCGCATCCGTGCTGCTGCAGATTTCGACCCCGGCGTCCGTGGGGGCAGGGGAACTGTATCTCCCGGGCCAGGGCATCCGTGCGGATACCGGGCTCTATGTCGACCTCGGCGCGGGCGCGACCGGGGTCACTGTGATTTTCGGGTAAGGCGATGTCCACGTCCGGCCTTCGCGTCTGGAGTCTCGACTTCGCAGAAATCATGGACGACGCCATCGCCATGACCGGGGGCGAGCCGGGCGATGCGTTCCTGCACAAGTATGGTCGCCGCGCCGCCAACCGCATCCTGACGGACTGGGCCAACCGCTCCCTCAATCTCTGGCAGATGGTCTCCACGACCATGGTCCTGTCGGCCGGGGTCTCGACCTACGCCCTGCCCGACGACTGCCTCGATGTGACCGAGGTTCAGTTCCGCGACGACAGTTCCGGCGACAACGTCGACCTCACCATGGGGCGGCTGTCGCGGTCGGAATACGCGGCACTCTCGAACAAGGAAACCGCGGGCCGGCCGTCCTCCTACGTCGTGCTGCGGGAACTCGACAACGCCCGCATCATCGTCTGGCCGGAGCCCGACACGTCGTCGGCCGAAGCCCTCTATTACTGGTACATCCAGAAGAACCAGGACGTGACATCGGCGGCCGAGAACATCGGCGTGCCCGACCGGTTCCTCCCCGCGTTCGTCGCCGGCATGGCCTACGAGTTGGGGAAGGTCCGCCCCACGGTCGACGGCGGCAAACTCCAATACCTCAAGCAGGAATACATGGACCTGCTGATGCGGGCGCAGAACGAGGACCGCGAGCGCACGCCGACCCGCATCTACCCCGACCTGTCGGGCTACTGGCGATGATGTTCCGTGGCCCGAAGGCCGAATGCGACCGCTGCGGCGGCGAGTTCCGCCACTACGAACTGCATAAGCAGCAGCAGGCTTCCGAGCGCGCCCTGACCTGGACCGGATGGCTGGTCTGCGCCGACTGCCTGGACAAGGTCGACATCAAGTTCGTCAACCCGCCGCTGGGCGATCCCTATCCGATCTTCCCCCCGAACTACGGCAAGACGCGATGAGCAAGATGGTCGTTCCCGCGAACGCCAGGCAGGCGTCGATCCGGGCCACGGTGATCCGTGCCGATGGGCGCGTCGAGCACCTGGGCGTCATCGCCTTCTACCACCGCAACCCGCTCTACCGCTGGGCCTACAGGGTCCGCCGCGCGCTCAGGAGAATCCTGCCATGGCGACAGTCGTAACCACCGCCGGCCGCGCCGTCGCGGTCCAGCGGGTCCTCGGCTCGGGCACGACCCCCGCATACATCGGCTGGGGCACGGGGGCGGGCACCGCCTCGACAGGGGCGACTTCGCTCTACACGGAGAAGGCGGCGAACCTGTCCACGGGCACCGGCACCCGCATCACGGGGTCCACGTCGGCGATTTCCGGCGCCGTCACCGGCGACACCTACCGGGTGACGGGGACCTACACGGCTTCGGGCGCGGGCACCGTGACCAACGCCGGGCTGTTCGATGCCGCCACGATCACCGCCGGGAACCTGTTCATGTACGGCGACTTCACCGGGATCGGGCTCGCCTCGAACGATGCCATCGCCTTCACCATCGACGTCGTGTTCGGCTGATGACGGATGGCCGACCAGCCGTATTGGGACCCAGCAAACAAGCGGGCTTCCTACACCCTTTCTGACAGCGACCGCAGCGTCAATGCGACCACCAGTGCCGGTGGCTCGGCCTATGCCACTGCGGCGCCGACGTCCGGCAAATACTATGTGGAGATGGTCCCGACCGTATCGCTGACCCAACAGCGGTGGGGGGTGAATAACACGGCGGCAACGACCGCCAACTTCCCCGGGAACACGGTCAACCACTGGGTTCTCGACGTCGATACCGGCAACAAGCGGACGAATTCGTCGTCTGTGGCCTACGGCACCGCAGCGTCTCTGTCCGACGTCATGATGATGGCCGTGGATGTCGGGGCGGGCAAGGTCTGGTGGGGCCGCAACGGTACTTGGTACAACTCAGGCGACCCTGCGGCCGGGACGGGCGAGGCATACAGCGGGCTCCCGTCGACCGTCGAAATGTGCTGGGGCAAGTATTCGACCGGCAGCACGCAGAAATGCACGCTGACGGTTCTCGCCAGTTACGCCTACTCGCCACCCTCCGGGTTCGCGGCGGGGTGGGGCGGCGCGACCTCCGTCACCTTCAATCAGTCGCTGTCCGCGACTCTCGCCACCGCCGCCACCATTCGGAAGTCCGTCCAGAAGCGACTGAGCGCGACGCTCACAGCGACGGCGACGATCCGCAAGACGGTCCAGAAACGTCTTTCGGCCGCGCTTCCGATGGCCGCCACGCTGGCCCGGATCGCCCTGCGCCCGGTCACCCTCGTCGCCGGCATGGCGATGACCGCGTCCATGCGCCGGCAGGTCCACAAGGGGCTCTCCGCGACGCTTACGGCCACGGGAACGATCGTCAAGATCGTCCACAAGGCGTTGTCCGCGGCCTGCACGCTGACCGGGTCCATCGCCAAGGCGTTCCCCGTCCATCTCGTGGCGTCGCTTACGGCGACCGCGAGCATGACGCGGACGATTTACAAGTTCCTGTCCGGCCCCCTGCCGATGACCGGCGTTCTGGGCAAGATCAAGGCGGTGGTGGTCAACATGTCGGCGTCCCTCGGGATGACGGCGGCCATGCGGGCCTCGACGCTGTTCATCCGCTCGCTGTCCGCTTCGATCACGCTCACCGCCTCGATCCGGCGCACGATTTCCAAGACGCTTTCCGCACCGCTGCCGGTCATCGCGCGGCCCATCGCGTGGGTCGCCAGCATGTTCGCGGCCACCCGGCACGACAAGCCGAACTGGAACCAGTGCGCCCGGTGCTGGCGCAAGCAGCGGCCGAACAAGATGCAGCAGCAGATGGAATACCGCGGACCCAGGCTGGTGTGGACGGGCCTCTACGTCTGCCACACCTGCCTCGACGATCCGCAACCCCAGGAAATCTGGCCGAGAGAGACGGGGGGCGATCCCAAGCCCGTCATCCTCGCCCGACCGCGACGGGATTAGCCCATGGCAATGTCGTATTCGTCCATAATCGCGGATGCGCCCTCCTGGGCCAACGACGAGAGCGCGGAGTACGAGGCCGCCCTTCCGACACTCTTGGAACGCGCGCAGGACCGCTGTTCGGACGCCTTCGCGGAACTGGAGCAGTTCAAGACATCGGTATCCGGCACGCTGACCGCGGGCTCCGCGAGCCTCGCCCGGCCTGCGGATGCGATCTTCTTCCGCTCGGTCGAGATCACGGTTTCCGGCTCCCTCCGCCTCCTCGAACGGCGGGACGTGACCGTGCTGAAGGAGATGTATCCGACCAACACCGCGCAGGCCGCGCCCCGGTACTACGCGGAGAGCGGGCCATCGAACATGCGCGTCGCTCCGACCCCGGACAGCGCCTACGCCTACACGATCTGGTACGCGCGGAAACTGCCGTACCTATCGGGCTCGATCACCACGAACTGGCTGACGGACTACGCGCCGAACGCCCTGCAATACGCGCTGATGGTCGAGACCTTCGGGTGGAAGGACTACCCGGACGAAGTGCGGATGTGGCTCGGCTATTTCGGCCGGGCGGTGAACGACATCCGCAAGCGCCACGGCCTCAACGAGCGCGACGATTACCGCGCGCTCTACGCCGGATTCTCGACCGACAACCAGGGCGATTTCCCGGTGCCGATGGGCGTCCGCGCCCGTGTCGCGCCGCAGGATGGGGGTAGCTGATGCCGAGTACCGCAACACCCATCATCAAGCTGGAGGACCAGGCGACGGGCGAGAACGCCGCGACCTGGGGCACCAAGACCGACAACAACCTCGAACTGGTCGAGCAGGCCATCAAGTCGGTCTACAGCTACTCGTGCGCGGCCACCGGCGACCTGACGCTCGACGACACCCAGTTCGTTGCCAACGATACCCGGCGGGCCATGATCCGCCTGACCGGGACGCGCTCGATCGCGGGCAACATCATCGTCCCGACGCGCCAGGGCTGGTGGTTCTTCGAGAACCGGGCCACGGGCGGTTTCGCGATGACCGTCAAGACGTCCGGTGGCACTGGGGTGTCCCTGCCGGCCTCCGGCGGGGTCTATGGCCTGTTCTGCGACGGCACAGACGTCGTCGACATGAAGCTGGTCAACGACACCCTGCTCCAGGCCGAACTCGGCGCGATCTCGGCCGGCGGGTTCTACACGACGTCCTCGTCCTCGAACGCGATCAGCGTGGCCGGGACGAACCTGACGTTCACCACGGCCGAGAGCGGGAAGGCGTTCACCGAGGGCACCCCGCTGCGGATCGCCCGGACCTCGGACCCTGCGAACTACTACATGGACGCGATCGTCACGTCCTACAGCAGCACGACGCTGATGGTGACGGTGACCGACGCCGTGGGCTCCGGCACGTTCTCCGCATGGTCGATTTCCGTGGCCGGCGGCCCCTCGATCACGTCCTCGACCATCGTCCGGCGCACGCTCACCACCAACGACACCGTGGTCCAGGCGGACAATGGCGGGCTGATCGACTGCACGTCCGGGTCCTTCACCGTCACTCTGCTCGCCGCTGCCACTGCCGGGAACGGCTTCAACGTCCGCATCCTCAACTCCGGGGCCGGAACCATCGTCGTCGATGGCGACGGGTCGGAGACGATCAACGGCGCCGCGAACAAGTCGCTGGCGCAGTACCAGTGCATCCACCTG